ACAGAGGCTGTTTGTCATGCAACCTGTACAACGGCATACGATTTGAATGCTTCAGCCATCGTTGCGGTGACAAAATCCGGAAGAACCGCACGAATGATTTCCAGGTACCGCCCGGCATGTCCGGTTCTCGGTGGAACGACGTCGAAGAGAGTCTGGCGTCAGATGGCAATGTCGTGGGGTGTATGTCCGATATTACTGGATGAGAAAACAGATGTATTTGCTTTGTTTGACCATGCGGTAGATAAAGGAAAATGCTCCGGACTTTTGAAATCAGGTGATTTGGCGGTGATTACATCAGGTGTTCCAATCGGAATATCCGGAACGACAAATATGCTTAAGGTTGTGAATGTAGAGTAAAACGAATCTTCTAAAAAAATATTTGATATGCTGGATTTATTTTATGCGAATAAGCATATGTGTGAAAAGATTCAGCACAAGATAAGTTTTAGGGGGTAAGTTTAATGCTGGATTCACGAAAGCGCGAAATTCGTATAAAAGCTGATTATTTTAGGACAAATTGTAAAATTGGCAGATATGGTATCATTAATCTGTTCAAAGAATGTGAAAGAATGGGATATAAATTAGTTAGGTATCCGCTGGGAGAAAATGCAGATCTTGGATTTATGATGAAAAAAGATAACGATATCGTTATCTTTACAAATAGCTGTAGCAGACTTTCTAGAGAAATATTTACACTTGCCCATGAAGTTGGACATGTGATTTTACATTTGAATGATGAAAACACATTTATTGATGATAGTGTAACAATAAATGGGAGAAGTACAGATGAAAAAGAACAGGAGGCAAACTATTTTGCCGCTTGTTTGTTAATGCCATCCGATGATGTTCATAGATTTATTGATTTGGAGATTCAAAATTTTCAGGAATGTGGATTATCGGCAATGGATATTGCCAGAATTATGTCTGAGTTTAATGTTAGTTTTGATATGGCATTAAATCGATTGGAAAGCCTAGGTGTGATTAATACAGACCAAAAGATGCGGCTTGATAATATTAAGACAGAGATGAAAGTTGGAAATTTACTTCGCGCGGTTGGTGGTAATAGCAAGCTGAATGAGCCTAGCGAAGTAATTGATATACCGTATGAGTATATTGATTATGTTATCTATAATTATAATCATAATGCAGTTCCAAAAGAAACATTGGAGCGCGTGCTCGCTTATTATAAACTTGTCATAGATGATGTAAGTGACAAAATTGTTGAGTTCTCTGATGACGATGATGATTTGATAGGAGGAATAGACGATTGAGAGCCTCTTTAGATACAAATGTTATTATCCATTTCTATAAGGCGAATCTTCAGAATATCTTGTTTGATTTTTTTGATGAAGGAGTGTTTATTTATGAACAGATTCGTAATGTCGAGTTGGAAAATCATGGGCAGGATGTAATCTCCAAGGTCGATTCTGATATTGCCGCAGGTAGGATAGAAATTTATACAAATCAGAAGCTAAAAGATTTGCAGGTATAT